GTACGCCTTAATGGAAAAACTGCCAATGGTGTTACACTTCGTGCAGCAAGTTATGTTAATTGGATTTGCGATTATCTTCGCAATCAAGGAATTGATCCTTTTGTAAAAGTTGGTGCATATTTAAGCAATGTCAATATTCAATTGGCATATAAAGTTGCTGGTTTCACTGACCAAACATTCATGGATGTGATTGCAGAACAAAGTAGTCCATCGAGCACAAATAGTGGAGTAATAATTCCTAAGGAAAATTATACAATAGAGTTGTATAAATCTACCCCTACAAAAACAGTTGTATATAGTGGTGTAGTGGTTGAGCGAACAGGCACTGGATATACAGTCAGCGGATTCGATATTGATAATCCTTACTTTACAATAATTCCAAGTTTAGCAAATAATAATTCTTATCCAATAAGAGTAAACACTGATACTGCTATAATTTACAGCAATTATCAAAAATACAAAGTAACCATTCCGTACGGGTTTGAATTTACTAGTAGACAACAAGTTGCCGACTTCTTGGTAAGTTATCAACGATACTTGAAAGGCGTTGGTTTTCAATTTGTTGAAAAAGATCCAGACATAGAATTACAACGTGATTTCTTGTTAAGCATCAGAGAATTCTTAACCTGGGCTCAACAAGGCTGGGCCACTAAAAATGTAATTGTTCTAAGCCCGGTACTAGATACTATTAAACTAGTTACTAAAACTGGGGTAGTTGACCAAATTGAAAATCAACCCATACAAACTCGTGTCATTGATACCAGTTATAACTTTATTAAGTATAGTCAATTGAGTATAAGCCGTGACAACACGGCCAAAGGCAATACGTTCAAATTAGTGGCATTGGGTGGTCAAACTATTGCACTTGCCAAACTTGATGTAGTTGAGTATGAACATGTAATAATATTTGATAACAAAACAGTTTTCAATGATGTTATATATGTTCCTGAACTTGGAAACAGACAATATAGACTCAAGTTAGTTGGTAAGAAAACTGGAAGCTGGACCGGAGCATTGAATCCCCCGGGCTTTATCTACAATAGTACCACTGTTGACGCTTGGCAAACAAATAAAGATTACCAATTGGGCAGTTTGGTTCGATACAAAAATAATAATTATACAGCAATTAAAGATGTAATTGGTGATGAGGTATTCAATCCCAATTATTGGAGTCAGTTAAGTGCAACTGAATTGAAGACTGGACTGCTTCCCAACTTCAGTTATAATGCAGATAAATTCAATCGATTCAATGATGTTGATAACCCGGAACTTTTGGGAGAATTTGATTTATATAGTGCTAGTGCGATTGGCTTTCAACCACGTAGTTATCTAACAAATTTTGGAATTAACCTAACAACACAGGCTAAATTTTATCAAGGATATATTCGTGAAAAAGGAACTATAAATGCAGTGAATGCATTTACTGCTGCTGGTTTCAATGGAGTAACCAGTGAAATTAATTTATACGAAGAGTGGGCCATGCGTGTTGGGGAGTATGGTGCTCTTGAAAACAATAAATTTGTTGAGGTCATATTACCCGAAAGTACATTCAACAGTAGTCCTGCCACACTGGTATTATTACCAAATAATTCGGCCGCAGAGACTGGAATAGTCGGGTATACTCCGTCCCATGTGTTTAATAACACACCTGACTATGTGCCTAAGATTTACAACAATAGAAATCGTAGTAGCCTGTACGAAAATGACATAGAAACAGCTGGTTATGTCAACCCAGCAGATATTGGTATTACAACATTTGACATCAATGACTATACTCAATTGTCACCTTATCTGTAACTATCGGTATAGGACAAACCATTTGGTGTGCCAAGGACACCAACGGATCTTGGAATGTGTATAGAGTTTCAGAAACATTGTTATCGATTCGAAGTATTTCCTATAATGTTGATAATATAGGAACTGTCACAGTAAATGCACCTCATAGTTTGTCATATGGTGATATTGTCATTATCAAAGGATTTGACGTAAGACTTGACGGATTTTATAAAGTCTACTCGGTGACCACGCCGTATAAATTTGATATTGTGTTTTTTGGCCAAAGCGCAGCACAGCTCAAATCTGCTATGACTGTAACCGGTTCCGGTACATTATTTAAATTACAAAGTTCTAGAGTTACTGCGGCGGTTGATATTGGCAGTATTACACCATTACAGGGGTGGTTAGACAATGACAAGTTATGGATTGATAACGATACTACCACTGGTGGTTGGGCTGTGTACAACAAGAGCACCCCATGGAGCGGCAATATCAGTTACTTAAATCCCAGCATGAAACTGTCTACAAATAATGCAGTGGCCAATGCAGGATTTGGAACAGTGACTGCAATTAATTCTGTTGGCACTTTTTCAGTTGCTGGTGTGCCGTTTAACGGAAATGGCAATGTCATTGCGTTCGTGTCAAACATTTCAAATGGTAATGTGTTTACACAAGTTGCCAATATTGGAGCACGTAGTGCAAATAGTGTAAGTCAATTTGGCGCCAGTTTGGATACTGCTGGAAACCTACTATATATTGGTAACCCAGGAAACGGCACCACAGAATATGGCCGCGTACACATACACCGATTCGACGGAAATGCCAGTTTCCACTGGACACAAACATTATCAAGCCCGTGGGGCAGCAACACTGGTGATGCATACGGAACCAGCGTAAGTGCCAGTGCCGACGGCACATGGTTGTTTGTGACTGCACCCAATAAAGGCAACGTATATGTATATCATGCCAATACCTCAAGTTATTACAGTTATGCCAACACCATCACTGTTGGTAGTGCAGCATACGATCAATTTGGACGGACAGTAAAGACTACAAGCGATGCAAGTCAAACAGTTATCAGCGCACCATATCAGACGGTCAATGGCAAAACGGCAGCAGGCGCCGTTTATATATACGATCGTAGCGTGGAAACATTCGTTGCCAATGGTACCACATATCTAACCAAATATCCGATTACCAGCACTACACTAAAAGTAACGGTCAATGGAAATGTTGTAACCAGTGGATTTACTGCAAATGCCAACGCGGTGGTGTTCTCAAATGCACCTGTAATTGGTAGCATCATTAACGTTGAGACCAATAAAATCCAATTGTTAGAACAATTGACATTGCCTACTCCAACTAGCGGAGCAGCATTTGGATTGACCACTTATATTTCAGGCAACGATGCCGATGTGTATGTGGCAAGTCCTGGGTACACCGCGCCCGGCTACTACAGTGGAATTGTTTATAGATTTGTGAATCAAGGTGCCAGTTATGGCACCATCACAGGAGCAAACTTTGCCCCTGCAGTTACAGCCGGCAATAGTATACGTATCAATGGTATTGATGTGGTGTTCACAGGCACAAATGCTGCCGTGGTTGCTACAAACATCAATAACGCAAATATTGTTGGTGTTGCTGCATCTGTAACATCAACTGGTAATCTACGTATTACAAGCAATGTTACAACACCTTATCAAAAGTTAGTAATTACTCCTGGTGCAGGTACTGCCATTGCAGATTTGGGACTTAATGTATATGCCAATGTACAAGCAATACTGCATCCATTAATGGACGATGTAACTTCGTTTGGTAGTCAAGTAATATCAACGCCAGATGGCTCAATGGTGGCCATTGCCGCAGTTGGTGGCGGATCATACAGTGAGGTGACTTTTGACCATAATAGTACATTGTTTGATTATGGATCAACTAGGTTTGCAGATAGCGTACAAGGATCTGGCGCAGTATATGTTTATGGATTGGTAAACGGGTCGTTCTCGAGTACTGCCCAAGATCAGTATGTCCTAGTGCAAAAATTGCAAAATACAAGTATTGTACAGAACGATCAATTTGGTTATAGTTTGGCCATGACCGGCAACACCATGTTGGTGGGCGCACCTGGCGATAGCAGTACATTAACTATTGACCCCAATAGTGATGCGTATGTACCACTGACAAACTCTGGGACTTACTACACTTATAATAACTTTTCAGGAAATGTTGGTTGGGACGTGATTAGTGCCGAACAACCTAGAGTTGATCTTGATACCGTTGGTAATTTCTATTTGTATAATACAGATACACAAGTAATTATAAAACATTTAGATTATATTGATCCTGCTAAAGGTAAAATACTCGGCGCTGCACAACAGGATCTAGATTATATTACTGCATATGACCCTGCAGTTTATAATGCTGTTGGCGGAATCGACACAGTGCCAAACTTACCTAATAGTTTAGATTTCCATTGGGGCAAAGAGCAAAAATCTAAGACTTGGTGGAATATCGATAAAGTTCGTTATTTGAATTATGAACAAGGCAATTTAACTTATAGAGCAAATAATTGGGGTAGACTATTCCCAGGCAGCACAGTACAGGTTTGTGAGTGGGTAGAAAGTCGAGTCCCACCTAGCGCATATACAGGCCCAGGTATCCCTTTGTATCCTGACAATAGTGCATATTGTGTCGTAACTACAGTAAATCCCGATACCAAAGCCTATATTAGTTACTACTACTATTGGGTTACTGGTAAAACTAGTTTAGAGCCAGAAAGTACGCACCAGAGCACTATCAGTACCATTGCTGATGTCATTGCTAACCCACAGTCGCAGGGCATAGCCTATGCTGCGGCCATTAGAGACGATGCCATAAGTCTATATGGCGTGACTGACATGCTCAGTGGCAACACCACAGTATTGCATGTTGACTACGACACATTAAAGAACACTAACTTAATTCACAGTGAATACCTATTAATTGGAGAAGGTAATAACAATAGCAATATTCCAATCCGAATTATTAATAAATTGATTGATAGCCTAAGTGGTATAGATGCTATGGGCAATCCAGTTACTCCATTGAACGAGGATGGTACTTATGTGTTGCCTTTACAGCAACGCATTGGATTAGATAAAAATCAAACAGTTATCGTCAACAGACGAGAAGCATTAAAGAATCTTTTTGAGTATATCAACAATACATTTATACAATATCCTATTGTGGCTGAAAGTAATATTTCACTGTTGTACGCAGCCGAACCCCTACCCGATATAATAGATTATGACCTGCAAGTGTCTTCACATGCCGAACTTGGATATGTGGGTACTACTACGCTTTCTGCTGGGTACGTGACGTTAGTAACCAACGATGAAACAAAGCAAGGGTTATGGACCACATACACTTGGAGCGGAACTGCTTGGGCATTGACTCGCACACAAAGTTACTATACTCCGTTCTACTGGAAAAAAGTAGATTGGTACATTAGTTCTTACAATTCATCGGTACTGCCGACCCACGTGGTTGATACAGTTCCAAACATTGCTACTATTAATGCTGTTGCTGGTGATACAATTAAGGTATTGAATAATGGTAATGGAGAATTCAGTATCTATCAAGTTAATTCGACCGGCGCAGTTGATTTAGTGGGAATACAGAACGGCACAATACAGTTCAATGATAACATATACACCACAGAGACTGCAGGAATTGAAATACGCAACGTCCTAGAGAGTTATAGTATATTCATTACCAACTTTGACGTAAGCCTAAACGACTTGTTTTTTAATTTAATTAATTATATTTTAAGCGAGCAACCAGCAATTGATTGGGCATTTAAAACCAGTTTTGTTACAGTGTTGCATAAATTGCGTAAACTAAGCCAACCGGCAAGTTACGTACCCGATAATCAAACATATTACGAAAACTACATCAATGAAGTTAAACCTTATAGAACCAGTATTCGAGAATACTTGATTGACTATCAAGGCGACGACGAATACTACGGCGACAGTACTGACTTTGACGTACCCGCAACTTACATCAACTCGGTAGGCGGGTACCGTAGCCCCAACGGCAAATTAGATAGCGATACCGCAAGTTTGAGTACATTACCACAATACACCCAATGGTTCAATAATCATGGATTTGGAATTGCTGATGTTACACTTGCCAATGTTGGGTCGGGCTATGTATTGACTCCTACTGTAACTGTGCTTGGCGGTGGTGGTACTGGTGCCAACATTATTGCACACGTCAATTTTAGTTCAAACACTATTAGTAGATTTGAGGTTGTTGAGCCCGGTACAGGATACACTAGCCAGCCGGCTATTTTTATTAATGGTACAGGCAGCGGAGCGATTGGGTATGCACGATTCAAGAATCAATATCAAATTGATAGTTTGCCTACTACTACGCTAACTACCGCGGCCAACGTAAGTGTTTATCTTGGTAACATTGTATCGCAACCCAATACCGGAGCATACGGAACAGTATACAGTACCAGTACTGGTAATACTATTACGCTTGTTGACGTTGACGGTACATTCTCGAGTAATCAATATATCTTTAGAGACTTTTCTAATTTAAGTACAAAGGTTAATAGTATCAACAGTTATACACAGTTTGTTAACCAAAGTTACAATACTGTAAGAAACATTACAACAACTCTGTTGTTTGATCGCACAAGTTACAACAGTAACATTGTTGCTTGGCAACCAAATATTACGGTAAAAGCAGGAAGTTATGTTTCTTACAACAACTTGGCATACGAAGCATTGAGTAACAAATATGAATATTTGACATTAAGTGATAATGTAACAATACCAGCTGGCAATATTATAAAACAAGCAGTTACTGGAGCAAATGCAACTGTATACTCGGCAGTCACCAATAGTAATGTTGTTGTAATTAGAGCTGATTCTATTAATGGTACTTTTAGTGCAAACACAACAAGTTACATCTACAATGTAGGTAATATTAACCTTACTACAAATGTAAACTTGGTATCTAAAGTATCTAGTGCAACTTCATCTAACTCATATGTTTACAGTACTGCTATCTTAACACTGAGTGGCAATGTAACAGCCAATGTTGGTAATTATGTCACACAGGCAAACGCCACAGGCAATGCTCGAGTATTGTCAATATCGAGTAATCTACAATTAATTACATTAGGTAACATAACCGGCGCATATCAACGCAGAGGCGGTAATATTTTGATCAACGGTAACACAGCCGGTGTACGCCCAATTGCCATCAGTAATGTATTTGACTATACCAAGTATCAATTACTACAGGCAAATTCGTTTACCAGTGCCACTGACCGTATTACCGCATACTATGCCCCAACACCGGGCATGCCTGGTCGAGATCCATCACAGTTGATGTCAGGAATCAGCTATCCTGGGGTAACAGTTACTGGAGTTAAATTTGATGCAACAACATCAGTGGTTACGACCAGTAATGTTCTTTACGCATACAGCAATATTGGTACTGTGTTCAGCAGCAACGTGGCAAAACTTGATTTTACCAAATTGGGCTATACCATTGGTCAGCCCTTGACCATGATCAACACCGACACCAACGATACTTACCGATTGACCATTGCCAGTTTCTCTAGTACACAACTTGTGGCCAGCGGAATTGCTAATGTGATCACACGTGGTGCAAATATCACATTGAAGTACTACGATTACGAGAATCCGGCATTCCTAGATTCTAGTATATCTAATACCTACACCAATACCAATTTTGGAACCAGCCCCAACGATGTATCTGTTGATGGCGGTGCTTATATTGACACCTATAGTAGTCATGCCCCTGAAGAATTGGTTCCCGGAATGTTGTACGACAGTTTAAACATGATTGTGAGTACAAAGATACAGAATAATACAAAGGTAATGAGCTATCGAGTGGTACACAACATGGGCGCAAATGCCAGCTCGTCAGATACTTCAATTTGGCCCAAGTACTATGGCGTTAATTATAATAACAGTACTACTCTGGCCAGTAATTTAAATATCACAGATACCACTATTCATGTGACCAATGCAGCAGCATTAACTGCACCAAATGCAATTTCTCTGCTACCAGGAATAGTTTATATCAATGGTGAGAAAATTACATTCTATACTGTGGACACAGTCAATAACACATTGGGACAAATACGTAGAGCAGTTGACGCTACCGGCGCCCCAACAGTCCATGCTGCGGGATCTGCGGTAGTGGATGCTAACTTGCCCGAGATCGTGCCTGGAGGAAATATTGTACATACCACCACTTGGTTGAATTTGCCAGTGGGTGCTGCCAACGTCATTGTTGATAACTTTGGTGTAAGTATCACAGACAATACAGGCAATATATTCACTACAACTGGTGCAACAATTGGTGCTGTAACAGACGGATTGGGATTAGAAAACAGTACGACTATACCAGCTGGTTTCATACAAAGTTTAAAAATAAATACATAAAAGGCAAAAGATATGAGTATTACAATTACCGGATTACCAACCGTAGGGTCTGTTACAGACACTACTTATATTCCGTCGGAAACATCAAGTGTAACGGGAAAAATCACCGCGTTGAGCCTAAGAAACTATGTGGCATCGGGTACATTGTCCACTGTTACCGCCACCACACTGGTCTCAACAACTTCGGCAATTGGAACGGCTGCCGCAATCAGTTTGACCACTAGTGGCGACGTTGTAATTGGCGGAAATTTAACAATTTTAGGCGGGGAATATGTAGCAGGCAACGTGTCGGGCAACTACTTCCTGGGCAACGTACAAGGCAATGTAGCGGGTAATTTAGTGGGCAATGTATCGGGAACATTGATAGGCAACGTAGTCAACCCTACATCGGGTGGCGGCGCTATTGTTGGTAACCTGACAGCATACGTCACCTTCCCGACCCAGCCTTATATTACCAATTTGGGAAATATTACAGCCAATGTGCTAACTGTCAATGCAAATGTTAGATCGGGTAACTTATCTACGCTGGGAACTGCCAATGTTGGCACATTGATAGTTACAGGAACTTCTACATATACCGGCGACTTATTGGCCAACGCCAATGTGACTGTGAATATTGGCAGCACCACAAACTGGTTTAACCAAATTTATGGTACCGCTGTTCATGCATTATATGCTGACTTGGCAGAACGTTACACCAGCGACAGTCAGTATCCGCCGGGAACTGTTGTAGTTTTTGGTACAACCACAGAAGTGACAGCCAGTTATCAAGCCAACGACGCTCGTGTGGCCGGAGTTGTTAGCACAAACCCTGCTTATACCATGAACGCTGGCACCGCTGGAGTGGATGTGGCCTTGCAAGGACGTGTGCCCTGCCAGGTCACTGGCGCAGTGGCACGTGGCGACATGATGGTGACCAGTGCTATCCCTGGAGTGGCCATAGCCAGCAGCTCACCGGCAATAGGCACAGTAATTGGCAAAGCACTTGGCACACACTCGGGCACAGGAGTCGGCATCATTGAAGTTGTTGTGGGTAGATTGTAAACCAATAAATATATAGATAGAGTAACCAATATGAACAAACATACACAAAAACCAGATGACATCGGCGGAATTTACGTTCGAGGCCATATTAAGATATTTGATCCCGCATCTGAGGAAGTCTTTATCGACAAAAGCAATGCTATTCACTATGAAAACATCAGTACTGCATTGGCCTATAATCTAGCGCACAAAGATCAAAACTTCATTTATGAAATGCACTTTGGTAACGGTGGCACAAACGTGGATCCTACAGGCGTTATTACTTATTTGCCCCCGAATACCACAGGGCAGAACAGC